CTCTGCGAGGTCTGTTGCTGCTTTTTTTGAAACCTCATCCGCCCTTCGCGCTACGATGCCAACCACTGAAAGCTCAGCTGTGTGTTGCGTGAGTGTTGCAGTCAAGTCAGAGAGAGACTGTTGATACTTGCCAAGCTGCTCATTCATGACTTGTTGGCGTGTCTCTAGTCTGGTGAGGGTGTTGGTGATGGTGCTCTTCCATGCGTCTTCTTTTTCTTTATCTTCACGACTAGCACGCTGCCAGTTTGAGAAGGCAACAAGACCGCCCAGGAACGCACCTGCGATGGAGACGAAGAAGGAAACCATTTCAGCTGTGATGTTCATAACCTCACCTCCTAGTGACTTACCGTAAATGTGAGGGATCCATAACGCCACGCGTTAGAGACTTTTCCGCCTTGGTCTTGAAGATAAATGTTGCCGTCAGGTCTCGCTGAGATAGCAGTAATAACGTCAGCGTGTCCAGGGCAAATACCTGAGTCATAGACGATTGACTCATTGCCGTCTGTGGCTGAGCCATACTTTTCATGATCTACCAGAGGAGGTCTTGAGTTTTCTGGAAGCGTAAATGGGCAACGGACAGCGTCGTAAGATACATTGTTAGCCAACCAACCTCTGACCTTGATGGTTACAGAGTCCCCCGTTCGGTAGATATGCCAGAAGTTGTTGTAGCTTCCTTGTGGCTGTAGGTAGATTACGTCAAAGTCAGTGTCAGACTGCTTCTTGTTGTCTCCTAAGACCTTAATTGTTGGCAGCAATGATACAGGCTCACCAACGGTAATACCATTGATTGGCAGACGGTAGAGGGGCATGCAAGCTGTAGTAGAGCCGGAGAGAATGTCACCCTTAACATAGGTTGGGTCTACTGGGTTACCTTGGTTGGTTGGTGTGCCTTGGATAACCTCACAGGTAAACTTCTCAACACCGCCAACCTGCTTAGAGTACTTCAGCACAACTAAATCATTGCGCTTGTAACCCGCGCGACCGTTGGCAACATTAAGCTCAAAAGGCTCCTCATTAGTCACCATGCGAGCGTCAAAGAGCACGTCACCTGTATCAATGCGGACCCTGTTGGCAGTCTGCATAGCAGCCTTGATTTGATTCTGCGTCTGCAGAATGCCACGAACAGAGCCAGCTACACCAGCAATTAGCCTGCCAATCTGAGGGGCTGTAATGTGGTCCTTGCCCTGGAATGAAATAACGCCATCAAAAGCCATTTAACCCTCCTTTACCATGAATTGAGCGAACTCTTCATCGCGTTTGCGTGCGAGCTCGCGATACTTAGCAGCGCAGTCAGGGCAGAGGAGATAACTCTGCTGCACACCGTCTGCTGATACTCTGCTTATGCTTTTCCATTGCGAGGTTGCAAAGTCACTTTCAAGAAGAAAGGCTTCTTTCTTGCACCTATCGCATTGGAATCGTGCAAAGCCACTTGTTTTTGCCATTAAGCTGTCCTTTCCCATTTATAACAGCCAAGAGAAGGTAGTTGTTGCCATCTACCTCCATAGTTTGTTGCAGGGTTAACAAATGAAGTTGTTTCAATGACAGAGCCAACGGGAAAAGATGGTGTGGTTGCACCGCCTTGAGTTGCTCCCTGGACGTTGATAGTCACGTCACTAGATCCGTCAAATGAAGCTGTACCACTCACAGAGCCAACCAGCTTGATAGTACGTGGCTGTGAGAGCTTCTTAGCAGCATTAGCGTCACCGCCTGGAGTAGATGCGCCAGCGTATGGGTGAGCGTGGTTCGCAGGGGCTGCACCGACTTCTTGAGCGGTGTATGTTGGCTTTGTGGGGAGCTTTACGGTGTGCGTACGGGCGTCTGTAACGTGTCCTAAAGCGTCTACATTGACAGTTGCGCCTAATTGCACTGTGTCACCCCAAGAAGCGTTTACATCGCTTTGTAAGCCGTATGTGCCAGCAACCACACTAGAAGACTCATGAGTAAGTGCGACTGTGCCACCTGTGCGCTGAGCTTTAAGTGGTGTAGTTACTGTGACTTCTGCCACTTTGGAGTCAACCTGTAGTGTTGCTCTGCCAATCTCACTGGCTGAATCTGTTGCTACTTTGCGGGCTTCATTTACCTTGTTCTCAAGGCTCTTGAAGTCTGCTCTTGATACCTCTGCAGAGATGGTACGTCCAGCGATTGAGATACCAGTACCGGCTGTGTATGAGCTTGATACTGCGCCAGAGCCTGTGGAAGAACCACGCTCAGCGGTACCAGATGAAGAAGTATTACTAGCTGTACCGCCTACCTTGTAGCTAATGCTTACTTGGGTATCTGTGACAATAATTACTTTTGTGCCGACTGTTGCCGTGACGTGTAAGCCTGTGACAGGATCTATGCCAGGGACAATGTCACCAATGCCAAATTCTTCATCGTCATCCAGTGTGACGTTAATTGAGTCAGCAGCTTGATACTCTTTGAGCTTCTTAGGACCGTCTTTCTCAAGCTCTTCACGACTTGCATTGGTGTAGTTATAGGTTGTGGTGCGCTCATCAATGCCAAAGAGTGTCTGTGTAGTGGAGATATCGCCACGTTCATCTGCGTAGAAATGCATAACAATACGGTTTTTAAGTTCACCAGAGCCAAGGCAGATAAGATGGTTGTAAGGTCTTACAACTCTCTTAATAGTCACGTCAGAATGTTCTGCGTCTGCGCCGTCAGTCCAGTCTGTAATGGGCTTTACCGAGAGCACAATCATGCGCTCAATGGAGTCATACTCGATGTTGAGACGTGAGGAAGAATCAGCAAGCATTTTTCTGATGCCTGTCCAAGCATCGCAGTACCTATCAAAAGTGTATTTAACGGTAATACCAGAAGTTTCTTCTGAGACTTTGAACTGGTTAGAAAGTCTAAGACGCTGAACAAGCTGCTTTAGAACTCCGTGAGCTTCTCCACGCACACTGAGATAATCTTCACCGCTTGGTGGCTCAAGGACCTTATCTCTAATAATGCCTTGCCATGATCTACCAATGTAGGTAATTGTGTTGTTGCCTGAGTTGGACTCTCGTGCGTCAACTACACCGCCCCACTCAGTGCCTTCAACATAGACGTATGCGCCATCATCAAGACGCTGCTCAGAGTCAATGTCGAGCGTGAGCTCAAAGTCATTGCCAGTGTCTCCATATTCCAGGTCAAGGCGTGCTCCTTTGAGCACGCCAATATCTAGATGTGTTGCGTCTGTGTAGCTAATATCTGGCATTATGCACTCACCTCACTAGATGCGCTCTGAGTGCTTACTGCCCTTGGAGCGCGTGTCTCACCTTGTAGCTGTTCCTTCTCGTATGGAGGTGTAGAGCGTGTCTCATAGAGTGTGAGGTCAAAGTCAAAGGTGTTATCCCATGTAATGTCATCGGTGCCCGGCTGGATTTGTTCAAAAAGGTATGAGCCAGAGCCGTGAGCTCCGCGCTCTCTGAACTTGTAGACGTTCTCACGGGTACCGTTATCCTGCACCACAACAGCTGTCTTACTCTGTGAGTCAACCTCAAGATATGCACCAGCTGCAATAGTGGTGTTTACCTTGTGCAGGTTCTCGCCAATTCTGATGTATGGGTTAGTTGCAGGACCATAGACACGCCAAAGCCAAGGAGAAGCACTCTTAGAGGGGCTAGTGAATGACTTAGCGGGCTTTCCCTGGACAAGGTCAAAGGGAAAGTCTCTTGGAAAGTCAGGCTTAACGCCAGCAACAGCACCGGCTGTCTCATGCTCGAAATAGAGTGTTGTTGCCTTAAACCATGTAGGGTCTTCGACAAGAAGCGTCAAAACAAACTCTGCGAACTTGTCTGAGAGCCAGTAGTTGGTTGGCGCACCACCGATAATGTAGCAGCGAATACCCCAAGAGCCTACCGTGAGTGTTCCTGGAGTGCGATTTAAGATGTCCTTCTCGCCAAGCTCAATGATTCTGTTGCGCAACTCCAAGCCTTCTTCATCACTTTCAGTAGCGATACCAACAGGAAACTTGATTGTTTTTGGCTTATGGTCACGCCGTCTGAATGACGTAATTCTGCTCGAGTTCTTGCCTGATGTGTACGACCACATCCAGTCTCTGAGTTCGTGTTCCATGTAGTGGAGGGACTTATCAGCCCCTCCAAACTCCATGTACTTGCTTCCGTCAGAGGTTGTGTATCTAATGTCTGTGCGCATTATGCGCTCACCTCTCTTACCATGCGACCAAACTCACGATTGTTCACGTCAACTCTTACAGGCTTGCCGTATGCATCCTCAATGCGCTTAGTCATGACATCCATTTGTGCTGAGAGATCTGCAATGGCTTGATTGGTATCTGCATAGATGCCATTGGCTACAAGAGACGCAGTCATATCCATTTGTTTGTTAATAGGAACATTGAGCGCATATCCATCAACGCCACTCTGAGCAGCTTCTGCGAGGTCTTGTGCTGCCCTGTAAACGTCTCGCTTACCGCCTGCAATACCAACAACAAAGCCGTCAACTGTGTAGCCACCAAGACCAGCCATGACGCGTGAAGGCGAGTGAATGCCAAGAAGTGCTTTTACTGCGCCAACAACGCCGTTAAATACTCCACAGACTTGGTCTACTACCCAGCCAGCAAGACCAGATACGCCATTTACAAAGCCTTGAATGAATGCACGTCCTGCGCTGCCAAGGTCAAAGCTTGTAATTGCGTTCTTTGCTTGGTTGAGTAGGTTTCCGACCGCTCCAAGCAAGCTGCCAATAATTTGAGGGACTGCTGAGACAATGGCTGTAAAGAGCGTTACTGCTGCTCCCAGAAGTGCTCCAATAAAGCCAGGGAGATTTGACACTACGGTGCCAATGAGGTTGCCAACGTTGCCAATGAGTCCTGGAAGAATGACAGGGATAGCGTTCACGATTGCCACAAAGAGGTCCACTGCAGCCTGAAGAAGTGTCCCAACGAAGCCGGGAAGCCCTGAGATGAATACATCAATAATTTGTGGAAGTGCTGCTGCTAGTGCTGGGATGATTGCTACAACGCCGTCAACAAGTCCCATGAAAAGCCCCTGTGCTGCTTCAAAGAGAGCCGGAGCATTCGCAACAAAGCCATCAACAAGACCTTGCAGGATCTGTGGAGCTGCTTCTGCAAGCTGTCCTGCAACCTCAGTGAGTGCTTGTAGGATAAAGGTGAACGCCTGCATTGCTCCTGCCATAAGGGAAGGCGCAGAAGCCACGAGAATGTCACAGATTGCACCGGCTGCAGCTCCAACTGCTTCCAGTAGTCCTGGAGCAATCTGTTGCCATGCTGCGCCCATCTGTCCAAAGAGAACCTCAAAGGCATGAGCCAGCGTAGGACCTGCAGAAGCAAGACCAGAAGCCACCTGTGGAAGCACTGAGCTGATTTGAGAAGCAAGTCCTGGGATAGTATCGGCAATACCCACGATATTACTTGCAATATTTGAAGCTGCCTGTGTGATGTCTCCACCCATAGCGACAAAGGCTGTGCCAGCTACCGCTGCAGCGACTGAGAGCACACCAAGCACCACAGTTGCGCTACCAAAGCCAGAAGCAAGGTTTGCAACCACGCCCATGGCTGGCTGTACTGCTCCTAGAAGCTTGGGTCCTAAGCTTGTTAGTGCAGGACCAAAAACACCAGCGATAGCATTGCCAACACCACCAAGCTTAGAAGTGATAGAGCTACTAAAAGCCTTCAAAAGGCTGTCTCTAAACTCCCAAGCGTAAAGAATTGCGGTTTCCAGTTTGTCTTGGACTACTGCAGCAATCCCGCCAAAGTGTGACTTAAAGCCTGTACTTAGACCTGCAACAGTAGAGAGTGTGCTAGGAACCATGCCCTTGATAATGGATAGACCGCTTGCAACAGCGCCGGAAGCCTTAGAGAATGCTCCAAGCATCTTGCCAGCGGTCTCCATTGACTTGCCAATGACAAGAAGCGCAGGACCAGTGCCCGCAAGCATGCCAATAGACTTTGCAATGGTCTGAATGTCTGAAGCTGACATCTGATTGATTGCATTAGCTGCGTTGGTTGCCATAGAAGCGAGAGCTTCCATACCACGCTCAAAGAGTGGCATAAGCGATTCAACAAGCTTCTGAATTGGGTCTGCCAGCTTGGAGAGCGCGTCTGTCATCTTCTTGTATGCATCTGTCTGATACATCTTCATGATGGTTGCGGTTGCTGCGTCAGAAAGGTTTGAGAGCACACCAGTAAGCGTCCTGGACTGCTTAATCATCAGTCCGCCAAAGTCCCCCTGCATACCAGCTCTGATTGCTGCAATAGCGACATCAGCACTGACTGCCTTCTTGGTAACCATTTCCATTGCGCCAGCAACGTCTGTATGTAGTGCCTTTGCGAGGTACTCCCATGCAGGGATACCAACCTCAGTAAGCTGCATCATTTCCTGTGAAGCTGCAGTGCCTTTGCCGTGCATCTGACCAAGAGCGCGAGTAATAGCGTCAATGCCTTGCTGACCAGCACCTAATGCAGCAGTTGCATTACCCACGTCTGTAAGCATAGGAATGATGTCATTAGCTGCAAAGCCATAGGCAAGCATCTGCTGAGTTGCCTTATTAAGACCTGCCATCTCAAATGGCGTGGTCTTAGCAAACTCGACTAGATCAGCAATCATTTTCTTGGCACGCTCAGGACCAAGCATGGTATTAAAGGCAATGTCTACCTGTTCAGCGTTTGCTGCGGTCTGACTTGCCCACCTAGCAGCCTTGACACCAGCAATGGCAAGGGGAGCGGTAACTGCAGCGGTAAGTACGGTGCCCGCTTTAGAAAAGCCACTGCCAAGGCTTGAGATTGCTTTAGAAGTCGTATCAGTTAGCTTGGAAACTTCGCTGGCGAACTTGGAAGAGTCACCTAGAATCTCAATGACTACTTTTCCATCTGCCAAATTGACCTCCTAGAAGTTAGAAGTTACGGAGTGCCATCTCCCGTAATTCATCTTCTGTTGGAGGTAACGCCCAGGCTTGAGCACGCCTAGCATGAGCACGCTCTTCTTCCTTTGTAGTGTCTCCTTCAAGTGGGCTTCTTGCAGCCACTGCTTGCCCTGTGAGCGTGTCTGGAGTAGCAAGGAGTGCCAGATATAAGTTGATGAAGGTGTACCAGTGGAGCTGTGTTGATTTGCTGGTGAGGTCTATTGAGTAGATGCGCATGAAGTCGGCAGTCACAATGCCAGCGTCATAGTGCCAGTCAAAGTTCTTCTTTCTGTAATACTGAATGCGCTTGTACTGCTCACCGTAGGAGATAGTGTCAAATGCCCCTGAAACCCACTCAGACGCTGCCTGAAGAGCTTCTACTGGGTACTTAGACACTTGGTCTGGCAACACGCCTTTTTGAGCGTAGAAAAGGTTTAGTGTTCTCGCATTAGCAACAGCACTATTCTCTGTATCCATCGTCATGTAGATGAGCGAGGTCCTAAATCCACTTTTAATGGGTACAGATACTCCCGCCACATCGACTGTGACGGGAGCACCCTTGATAACCGAGTCGAGAAACATGAATTACTCATCCATGCTGGAGTTCTCTTGCGTGATAAGCTCAGATACCTTGGACACAGCGTCGCTTGCTGAATAGACCTCTGTCAGAATTGAGATAATCTTCATCAAGCGGTAGATGTTGAGCCTGTTTGCCTTACCAATAAGTTCCTCTGCAGCTTCCTCACCAAGCGCAAAAGCAACAATATTGTGTGCTTCATCTGCAAGTGTTGTGAGGTTATCCATTACCTCATCATTTGTGAGCCCTGTAAACGATGACAAGCGCTTTGCCCAAGAGTTAGCTTCTACAACAAAAGTGATGTTGCCTAGATCTACGTCGTAAGTCTTACCCTCAATCTTCACCTTTGCTGTTGGTGCGCCGTCAAGCTTGTAATTCTTCAGTGCCATAAGTGTTCCTCTCTATGGGTTTACCTTGGCTCATATCTTGTGTCACGGGTAACGCCAAATAAAAAAGCACCCAGCATATGCCAGGTGCTTCCCCAGAGAGGAGAGGAATGGGGACTATGTCTATGCAGCCTTGGTAAAAGCTGCAGTGTCATAGTTGAAGGTGCCATACTCGTACTCATCAGTGATTGCGACCTTGAAGGCAATCTTGATAGGCGCAATATCAGAGCCAGAGAATGGCGAGACATTCAGTGTTGCCTTAGCGTGCTTAGCAACGAGTGCGGTCTTCTCGCAAGCCTTACCTGCCTTGAAGTCATAACCGCAAGTGCGGACATACTCAACAGGTACGTCTAAAACATCCTCATAGCTTGCAAGAATCTTCTGAATGCCACCAGGACCCATGGCGTCAACCTCAAAACTGAAGGTGTCAGTCTTGCCTAGGTTGTACTTAGGCTGGGTCTTACGGTCAATATAGGTTGGCTCGTAGGACTTAGCTTCACGCTCTGGGTCTGCTTTGGTGGTCTCGGTTACACGGATGAAGTTAGTCTGTCCTGGGAACTTAATCCAGTGCTGAATCTCATAAATAGAGACAGGTGTGCGCTGTGTCTCTGTTGGCTGTGTGGCAACTGGTGATTCTGGCATAATACTTCCTTTCTTTAAGGGTTAAACCCTGTACTTGATTTGGGCGATAAGCTGGTAGGTTGCGACTCCATCCTCACCAACACTGAAGGGAGATGGCAGTGTGGTGACATCATGGGCATATACAACAACGCCCTCTGGTGCACCACCGGCTTCAATGGCAGCTTGGACTTTACGCAGCATGGCAAGACCGTCAATGCGTTCCTGCTCGTCTAATGGGCGTGTCTGCAGATACACCTCATAAGGGAACTGCTTAATACCACCACCAGAGCAATAATGAAGCACCCATGGCTCACCTGGTGCAGCCTTAAGCATTGCTTGTGCAGCACCAGTACCATTAGGGAACTGACCATATTCAACAGGAATACCTGTGAGAATGTCTTTCAGCCAGTCAGTAACACTTTGAGCGATGTCTACCATGCCCCTCCAACTTTCTCTCCAAGAACTTTTGCGAACATTTGCTGCCATGCATTACCTCTAACACCTGCGCAACGGTCATACCAGTGATCACAAGCATTAGGAGCGTGCAAGGCATTTTGAAGCGTATTGTGGTTGTGCGTTGAGTAGTACTGGACACGTGCATAAGCTGCTGCGTCTCCTGCACCCCATTCAACGTAGGCAGCATTACCAGTCTGACGAGTAGTGCCAGAGCCTTGAAGAGCTCCTGAGTCATAAGGGACATAAGTCTTACAGTCAGCCAGTACGTTTTCAGCAACAATGCCAAGGGCAGCTTCTACAGCGTTTGACACCTTGTCTTTGCAACGTTCAACATCAACGTCAACCACACGCATTTTCATCTGGCTTCTACCTCCACATGATGTGTCTCGTGATGAGTGGAATAAGGGTTTACAGAGCGCACCATACGCGCTTCTGATACTGGTTTCTCCTCGGAGCTAATGCCACGAATAACGAAGTCACCAGCCTTGAGACCTGGGTCTCTGAAGAACCACACCTTAAGCACGTTGGCATTTTGTGGTCCTACGGTTGAAGCGGTATTAGCGAGCTTCTCTTCAACGTGTACACGTTGATAAATAGATCGCGTAAACCCCTTATCCCGCTTGTGCCAGACGGTGACAGTATCCCAGGCAATCATCGGATACCCCTCCAAAGAAGACCTGTACCAACTAAGAAGGGATATACACAGGAGAGGTCAGAGACGCTTGCTTGAGCGTCTGTGTAGGTGTAGGACACACTACCGACACTCTCACTCTTAACCATTCCACGTGTGTCTTTGCCAGCCACTCTGTCGCATAGTGCACAGAGGGCAAGAAGCCACTTCTCGCTGTACTTCTCAGGGACCTCTTCACCAGTCATTGAGACAAGCAGTGCTTGAGCCTTGACGAGGGGAGCGTCTAGCTCACCCTCGCCAAGAGAGCCTTTATACGTGTTACGGTAGAAGTCGTATGTAAGGCTTGGGACTGTCATTAAGCAGCCTTAGGCTTCAAGACACCAGCAGCCTTAGTTGCCTTCAATGCAACGCCACAGACGAACTCAACATCAACGCTCTTGACAGCACCTGGAGTGGTCCAGTCAGGAAGCGCAACGGTGAATGCGTTGTCACCCTTGAGGGTGATGCCGTGGAAGCCGTCCATGCCAAGGCAAGCAGCATAGATAGAGCCGTCGGTGATAGAGCCGTCACGGACCTCATGAATTGCAATGTCGTTGTAAGCCTTAACAACGTTGCCAGCGGTCTCCTTAGACTCAGTGCCAAGACCGACAACACGAAGCAGTGCGTTCAGCTTAGTGTACTGAGCTGCGTTCATCATGAGTACGTCAGGGGTACGCATGAGGTTGGAGAGCATGGTGTCAAGCTCCTCAAGGTACGCAAGAGCAGCTTCCTTGGTGGTGACCTTGACATCAGTCTTAGAGGTCATCTCAGTAGAGGTAGTCTTCAGAGCAGCTGCAAGACCGTCAAAGCCGTTTGCGTCCTTGGTAGGAGCAAAGATGCTTGCGTTGAACTTGCGGGAGACTGCGTCCTTAGCCTGCTCCAGATACATCTCGTAGAGGTCATCTGCAGCAGCCTTGGCAACACGGTCCATCTGGAACGTAGAGCCGAGAATACCAAGGGTGGTAGTCTTCTTCTCAACAGTTGGCTCAGATGCGACTGGCTCAGTACCAAGTGCACGGAATGCAGCGGAAGATGGGGTCTTTACGCGCTTATAGCCGTAGACCAAGTCAGAAGTGCCAGAAGCATTCATGCAGTTGTCAAAGGTGAGTGCACCGAGCAGGTAGTTGTCGGTGACAAGCTCATTGATGAAGCCCTGTGTGAGCTTATCGCCAGAGTTTGTTGCAAGGGTAGCGAGGTTAATCATTATTTTCCAAGTCCTTCCTTAATGTTGCGAGCAATGCCAGAAGAGCTACCAGCGGGCTTGCCGGTAGTGTTCACGCTCTTTGGCTCAGACTGGAAGAGATATGGTTTAGCTTCTTTCAGCTTGGCAACGTCACCTTCTAGAGCAGCCAGAGCAGCCCTACCAAGCTCCAAGTCAATGCAGCCAGCAGAAGTAAGCTTTGCTTCAACTTCCGCTTTCTCCTTAGCTTCCTGTGAGTCTTTGAGCTGTTTCTCGATGGCAGAGATACGCTCATCAGAAGAAGCCATAGACTTCTTCGACTCTGCAAGCTCTGCTTCCAGCTCTTTAATGCGCTTCTCACGGTTAGCCAAGTCACGCTCTAGCTTGTGGGTGTTTACGTTTGCGCTTGTGTCCTCGCTTGCAGCAGAGTCCTGGGAAGATGCTTCCTCTTCTGCTACTTGGTCCTGGGACTGGTTTTCCTGCGTAGAGTCTTGGGTGTCAGAGTCTTTCTTCTCCTCTGTTACCTCGTCTGGTGCAGGAGATCCATTACGATGCATAGACCAAATCCTTTCAGTCAATCGCAGGTCCTTTTCCTGCGCTGAAAGAATTGTCTGTGAGTGTTAACAGCTAAAAGAAAACCCCGCTTGTGGCGGGGTTAGGAGTTAAGCTTTATATTCTGGGTGGCGTTTGAGCCACTTCTCAAAGTCTTTTGGAGCGAGAAATCCTTGAGCAATTTTCCTCAAGTCTTTTTCATCTTTACGCTTGGCAATTCTTTCAACCCAATCATCTGGAGTTGAATGAACCATGATAGGCGTTAAAACATATGCTTCTTGCATTCTATTCTCCAGCTGCCATAAACGAATAGGTGTACCCATATATTTTAGCATTCTCAGAAAACCATTTATGCATCAATTTAGCTTTTTCCTCTCTTTGCATCTCATTGAGCTTGCTTTGTGGGAAGCCATTAAATGGTGTCTTTCCTTCTTTCTCAGCCCAGTCATAAACAATGTCAAAAGCATCCTCTTCAGCTTTAAGTTCAGCAGCTCTTGCAGCGTCATAAAACTCCATTGGCTTTGAGTCTTCTGTTCGCTCAATGTGGTACGTTCCCTCATGGCAAATAGCTGTATGCGATATCAAATTTGCATGTGTTAGATGGTATATATCACCTGTGCCATCCGCTCCTGTTGAGAAAGTACCGCCATACTCATGAGGGTGAGTGTGCGTGGCTTGCAGGTCTTCCCATTTATAACCTTCAGGCAAGATAAAAGTAATGGAAGTTCCTCTGCCTGTGATGACATCTCCAATTACATTGCCATCTTTGTCTAAAATTGCGCCATACTCTTTCGTAAAGCTCCAGCTATTACTGGCAAACTCACTGCTTGTTGTAATTGCGCTAGCCGTATATGTTTGCGGTGCTTTCAACGCTCTAGGCTGCTTGTTAACTGCCCAGGCACGCTCACGCTCATAGTCACGGCGCAGATGATTGTCATGCGTGAACTGACGCAGCTTGTCTTGCAGTTCACCAAGCCTAATGCGCTGCTTTACTGCGTCTGCTCTTACCTCTTGAAGGTAAGCGATCTCTCTTTTCTGAGCTCTAATGAGACGTTCATATCTACGTTGCTTCTGTGTGGCTGCGTAGTACTCGTCACTGGTCATGCCTGTGATGCGCTCTTGCTCTGAGTAGTCCATATCTGGAAGTTGTGAGTATCCAGGGACATACGGTGTCATGTAGTGGTAACAGTTATGTGTTACAATAGAATTAGCAAAATACCAGGCATTTTCTGTTGAAAGGTTGTATACATGCCCAGACCACATCCGAGTATCAACACTGATGATCTCATCAGGCTCTACAATGAAGGGGCTTCTTTCAGAACTATGAGAAAGCATTTCAGATGCCGGGATAGGATTATCGCCAGCGAACTCAAAGCTCTTGGCTTGAAGACCGATAGACGTAAGAAGAGTGTTGATATCGAACGTGTCGTTGATCTTTGGAATAAAGGGTTCAATAAAACTGTTATCGCCGAGCAGCTTGGTGTTTCCCAAACGATGATTACTAATAGGCTTAAGGAACGTGGAGTTCTCCCGCAAGATAGGCGAATGGCTACCAAAACTAGAATGGCGAGATGTTCTCTGGAAGAGAGAAGGGCTCTTTGTAAACATGCACAAGACGCCGTAAGAGGTAGTAGGAAAACACATGCTGACCTTTGTAAGAGAGCTAGAACCAAAGCTAATATTGGAAAACCTGGAAGCATTGAAGAGGCTCGCCTCGGAGAAATGTTTAAGAGCCTTGGAGTCAGCGTCTCTCATCAATTTGCTATCGACAAATACAATGTCGACATTTTGATTTTTGATTCCGTCGTTGTGGAAATCAGTGGTAGACCCAAGAAAGGAGTTGACGCCGAACGTATCCCCGAGCGCGTTAAACTCATTCTTGATAGAGGGTTCTCTCTCATACTTGTTTGGTCTAACACCAAGTGGCATCCCGTCACTATTGACACGGCTAAATACATAGTCTCCCTTGCTAAGCTTATTTGCAGCAACCCATCCATGAGGGGTAAGTATTGGGTGATTTGGGGTGACAGTAAGGTTATGGCCGAGTGCCGTCCGTATTGTGACAATCTCCCCGGAATACTTACGCCTATAGGCTGCTAAAGCGTTAGGACCTGATACTTTCGTGTCACCAACAACACAGTTAGCTCCACAGAGACCTGTCACGGTGCCGTATCCGGTTGACTCGACAAGAGGGGGATACTCAGTGCTCCTGCCACTTCTGGAATACACTTTGCCTTGCCATTCTGCATGGCTTGGGCGTGCTCCAAAGTGAGCGTCAACAAAGACCAAGTCCCACTCCCACTCATCCATACGTTGCATGAGAAGGCGGTTTCTTGCTTGGTTAGCCTGGGAAACAATGTGGCGTCTGAGAGCTGCGTCAATGGTTGTCTTAGTGCCACTGATGTAGTCAATGGTCTCTAGTCCAGAGTTGGCAAGTCGTGTAACGCCACGCTCCATAACAGCTCGTGTTGGCTCTCCCGCTTGGTGACGGGCGATTGCTTCAGCGGTTACGTCATACCACAGTGCTGCTTGGTCCTTAGCAAGTGCAATGTTCTGACGCTCAAGAACCTCATTCATACCTTGCGCTGTCTGAGCAGCGATAATAGTTGCGAGGTTAGTCATGTGACGGCGTGAGCCCATCGCTCGCACAAACTGCCCCACGAGTACGTCATCAGTCTTTTTGAGTGCGTTCTTTAGGACCTCACGCGTCTGCTTGTCGATAGCTGGACGGTACTTGTAGTAGATCGCGAGAGCTTCCTCACGAGAGAGCCTAGAGAGACGCTCAAAGTCTGCAATCTCTCTACCTCTGATAACGGCACCATTGGTGCGCACTACCTCATCAAGCAGGTTCAAAAAGAAGTATGAGAGTTCCTGTACATAAGCAGACTGTGCGCCCCCTACGAGACGCACAGCGATTTCTTCAGTCGGTTTCACAGCTACTCACCAAGTTCTGCATCAAGTGCGACACCATCAGTCTCGCTGGTAAATGCCTTTGCGTCTTCCTCACTCATGCCTTGGTACTTGACGAGGTACTTCCACTTTGGGCAAAGACCACGCGCAATGTCATCCTTCATCATGTCTCGGTCTGCCTTATCGTCTGAGATAACCGAGTCATCCCATAAGATGTCAACCGGCGCAGGCTCATCTACCTTGTAGCCGTTCATTGCGCACTCAGCAGCAAATGCTCCCTGGACAAGATCTCTTACGGAGTTCTCAATGGAGTGCTCATGCTTTCTGATAGTCCTGATAAGCGTTGCATTAGTGCTGACAACCTCTGTTGCCGTCTTGAGTCCTTGTCCCAGTGTGAATGACCAATACCCTGCACCAAAGCCAGTTCTAAAGCCCAAGACAGCAAGAGCATTGTTGAATGCGGTAACCATGTCATCAATGTGTGTGTCAGGGTTGTAGACCGTCATAGGTGACTCTGCACTAATACCAGCAGAGATTGGTGCAAACATAATCTGGTCCATGGTGTTTACAAACTTTGCCTTGCCTTTGCTGTCACGCACAATGGCTTGCTCATCTACAACCATCTTTGGCAGTGAAACCCTTACCTGCCAATACATCTGATTGAATGCTTCGTCTACCAGCCTGCAGGAGTCGCAGATATCCTCAATGACTGACGAGCCAAGCGGTGTGAGCTCGTCATGAGCGTTGTACTTAGCCGGCTTAACAAGCGCATAGGTTGGTAGTGGTTGCTTGGTATCGACAAAGCCAGTAATACCTTCAACTTCAACAGGAGTAATGCGGTTCTGCGAGTTAAAGAGCAGCGTCTCCACCACGTGAGATTGTGTCTCTTGATTGAAGTATCTAAGCTGCAACTGGTCGTAAAGCTTAGAGTTCACAGTCACCTTGGAGATGAATGCACAGCCATCACCTAGAAGCGGGATAATCTGCCACGCTTTCATAGAGTCAATACTGGTTGAGACGTTGCCCTCGTATCCATGGAAGTTGGCTACCCATGCGCCAACACCTAGTGCAAACACGGTACTGATGAACTCTGCTTGCTCATCAACAAAGTTAGGAATCGTGCGCTCTAGCCAGTCATTTACTGCGTCTTCAGAGCTTGAAAGTATTGTGCCTTCGTTCATGATCAGACTTGGAATCTCGCTTGCAACCATTGAAGCTGGACTAATTGAGAGCCTGTCATATGAGTCAGCACCGTTGTTGATGATGTAAGGCTGCTTGTAGTACTCATTATCATGCGTGAACCAGCCCCACCACAGCTGCTGGAACTTGTCCATTGAGGTGTCAGGTGTAAAGCCACGCTTCTTTAGGTATCTGAGTGCCCATTCTGGCTTCTGAATAGTAATCTTTGACAAGGTGAGACCCCTTCTCTTACGTCAAGCTTCTGTCATTGATAAGCGTCATACACGCATAACGCACAGCGTCGATAGTGTGGTTGTCAACGTCTGGCAACTGCCCTGTAAGCTGGTTATCCTTTGTCATCACATATGAGTAATTGCTGAACTCACGTGCTGCAGTTGTGCAGCTGGAATCAATGACAATCTTTGTGCGGTATTGCAGCCACTTGATTGAGTTGTGGATGTTGTGCGCTCCTGTCTTGAGAGCACCGCGAGCGTTAATGCCATTAGCCTTAAAGTCAGCAATACTTTTTGGCTCTGCAGAGTCACACCACACCGTTGCATAGGGCTCAGCGTCTTCAATGATGTCTTCACCGTCTTTGAGCGCATTACCCAGCTTCTCGCTTACGAGCTCTGCCGTGTCTTGGTTTGAGAGTCCACACTTTACGAACTCATCCAGGATGTAAAGCGTGCGGGTCTTTGCATCATAGGCAATCTTGACCCAGGCGAATGGATCCTGTGAGAAGCCCCAGTCAACGCCATAGTAGTGATACTCAAGCTTTTTGCGCTCTTCGTGCGTAATGTCTCTCACCTCAACACGAGTGAATACCTCAGAGCCAAAGCCAACCTGCTCACCCAGCCACTCATGGCGGTATGCTTCCTCGTCAAGCTCTTTGAGTGCTTCAGCGTCCTTGCGTACCTGTTCTGGTATCCACTCATGGGGCACATCGAGGTAGCTTGATTCAATGACGCGCTCCGGGTGTGTTGAGAGCAGGGTAGAGACGTGCTCATTTACCCAAGCATCGCGAGAGCGTGGCGGGTTATGGTCGAAGAAGCGGAAGTATACCGAACCTTCCGGAGCGTCACGAGTAACAGATTGCATAACCGTTCTCAGCTCGCCCCAGCCATTGAACTGGTCTACCTCAGAGAACCACTGATAAGCGTAATACGTCCCATTTGGTGCCTTGATAGCCTTTGTCTTTTGCGTATGGTCACCACCTCTGAAGGTAATGACTTGACCAGTTGAGGAGCGTGTGAGCTTGTACGGACTCTTAGACGCTCTCCATTCATCACGGATGTTGAGCTTGTCGATTGCCCAGAGCATCTGCTCGAATACACCATCGCCAATATCCTTGCCAATCTTTGGCATGATGAACGCTGAGCGGTCCTTGTGCTCCATGAGTCCTTGCATGATCTCTAAAGAGACCGTAGAACTCTTCAAAGAAAAACGCCCTCCCCTTAGCCACCATTCACCTCCTGCATCCGCTGCGATTGCACGGTGCAGTGAGAGAAACGGTGGTGCTAAGAGAAGGGCGAAGTCTGCCACAAATGGCTTCTCTTCTTCTTCCACATCTTCTGGGATTGCGTCCAAGAGCGTCCTGCCAATGCTCGAGATAGCAGTGACAGCAGTCTGGTTCACGCCTGAGTCTGCAATAGACTCCTGCGCCATTGCGAACGTCTTACCCATGCCATTTAAGACTTGAGCACGGGTGATAGTTACTTTCTTTGAAGCGCGTTCCTGTAAGTCTTGAAGCCTTGCTTTTATCTTGCTGTCAGCTTCAAGTCTACAAGCAGCTTGGTCAACAGTATCTGGCTTCCACTTTGAGCGGTGCGGATAAGCTTCCAGCATTGCCTGTCGCTGGCTCTTGCCAGCAACTCTAGCGAGCACATACTTCTCATGATTTGCGTTTGTGAGTGGTTGCGTCTTCAATGCCTTTGACCTTTGCTTTTCGCTCCTTCTTCCTCTTCATCTTAAAGGCAAGCTGACGCTCCAAATTCTGCTTGCGCTCAAGCTCTTGCGTGTGCTTTCTTAAGTACTCACGCTCATCAAGCGCACACTCTTTGCAAAGCCCCCAACGCTTTGCATCTTCTGCATCAACCCACACAGGATGCTGCCCACACTTCTGACATAAAGGCACAATGCCCTCTGTGCGATACCTTCCATAGCGATGGCGCACCATAGTGATTGCTTGCACGGAATGCGTTGGAATAAGCTCGTGGAGTTCCTTGGCAGTCATGGAAGGATTGCGCCAGAGCGTCTCAAGCTCTGACCAAGTCCAGGACTGGTATGTTCGTCTCCCTCTTTTCTGAGATGATGAAAGAGATGAAACATTTATTTCATCTTGTTTTCTACGCTTGCTCATTGAGCTTCTCCCTCTGTGTAAAGAGTCTGTACGCATGGTTACAAACCATCTGTGGCTCACGTTGGAGCTTACTTGAGAGCGTCTCTAGAATGGCAACAATGAGTGCGTCTTCTTTTTCACTCCAGATTCTGTGAGAGCGTGTGAGACTTGTTTTGCTTTGAAGCCCACGCTGTCTCGCAAACACTTTGATGTCTGTGATTGAGCGATTAGGCATAAGACGCTTAAAGCCTGACCAAGTTGGTCCATGCTTTGGCACTTCTCGCTCAATGATTGCAATCTCTTCAGCTGTGAAGGGGGAGTGATCTAGTTCTTCATAGCTACGTCTGAATCCATTCACTTAAGCTCACCTCTTTCATAAAGAGAGCGAGTCATCTCTGCTCGCTCTCTCAATGCCATCTTTTCCAGTTCTCGCTCCGACACATTTGGAGCATGTGCGTTTCGCTTAAAAATCGCTTTATCGCTATCTGAGAGACACGCTAAGGCGCAAACTCTCTTATCGTCAATAACTCCAGCCAAGGCACACGTAGAAGCGCACTCAGAGCCTGTGAATGGGCATAGAAGATATTTGACCTGCTTAGGCAATAGAAACACCTCTATTCTGAATAAATGTGGAATAAGCACCCTTGAGTTTTGCGGGCACTAAAATGCCAGTTCTACCTGCTTTGTTCTTTACTGTGTGTAGTGCAACCTCTTTGAATTGCGGAGTATCAACTTCACCTTTTGTGAGGATGAGTGCTGCCCAGGATGCATAACCCACAACTCCAGAGCCACGGAACCAGTCCAAGGACGGTTCATCTTTAGCGTCAAGCTTCTTAAGACTTGAAAGCACAAGGAAAGGTATTTGCGTATCAAAAGCAAGCATTTGAAGGTTGGTAGCAACTTGAGACACGCGAGTGTATTCTTGCTTGTCAATGTCAGGAGTGCCAGTTTGGTACTGTTGAATGTAGTCAATGATGACAAGGTCTGGCTTATCGCCATCTGCCATAACGGTGCGTACGATCTCTTCGATTTGCGTGGTAGTTGATACGTTGTCAATGATTGCGAGATTGGGTGCAACCATATCCTCGTAGATGGCAGCGTCAGCAAGTACAGCGTTAGAGTGTCTGGCATTGAATGCATACGCTGAGAGGTTCTGCAAACCTTCTGGCAGCTGCAACTCTGTGCCTGGACCTTTAATGACCGTTGACCACTCAAAGGGAACAACCGTGAGCCCTTGACGCTTTAACCCTTGATTCTTCATTGACCAGCAACTCATTGAGCGTGCGGTGATGTTGCCCCACGTGTCGTCCAGGGTGAAATAGATAACGCGCTTACCGTCTTGTGCCACTTCCGTTGCGATGTGTACCGCTAAGGAAGATTTACCAGCAGAAGCTACACCGCCAAGAATGGTAAGTCCTGGCATTAGACCGCCACTTAGAGCGTCATCTACGATTGTGTGCGTCTTGAGTGGCTCTTTGGCAGCGAGATAACACTCAACATCCCAGCCATACTTTGGGCGGTTCAGCTGGCGCAAATATTCAAACGTCATGCGCCATCACCCGCCACTGGCTTATGTGACTCTCTATACAAGTGCCACTCCCAGTCAATGCTTCTTGCCTTTGACTGTTCGATATTGTCAAGTGCTTCTTGGATGCCTTGTCTGAAGATTTCCTCTTGCGCATCAAACTCAACTTGTGGGACTTCTATTGCGTCTTCTCGTGGTTGCACATCTTCAGTGCGCAAGAAATGAACTTCTGTTGTCATCTGACCCGCTTCCGTCGTAGCGTAAGCGGAGACAAAGGAAGCGGGGGAGGAAAGGTCGCTTTTAGAGCTTTCCTCCCTCTGATACTCTGTATCTTTATGTGCCCCAATTACCCCCTGTTTTTCCACGCACCTGTGAGTGGTTTTATGGGGGTTATTTGGTGCAGGGTGAGTGGTTAGAACAACGCACCTCTCATCGTTTGGATCAAGCCAATAGAAAGCACGCTTAGGCGTTTTGCCTTTTTGACTCTCAACAATGTTGAAGATGTACTCTCTCTCACAGAAGCTGAAAAAGGCTCTTGCTGTGTTCTCTGATACATTGCACTCTTTAGCTAGTTGTCTGTAGCCAACCTGGAATGAAGGACCAGTCTTGTACTCCCTCATACGAGAGAAGCAGTAGAGCAACATCTTTGTTCTACTGCTTCTTGATTTCCCTGTAAAAGTTGAAATTATGTCCGCAAGATGGCACGCAGCTGTGGTATCCAGCTTCGCCCATCCGAGACCGTCTGTGTAATCAGCCACGTGCCACCTCCTCTCTTACCTCATGGCTGCTCTTAGAATGGGATATCCTCGTCTGCAAGCTCAACGGCAGGTGCAGGAGCGTCAATGACTGCATTAGCTGCATTGTCACGTGCATCTTTGACTTCATCAGTTTCGTATGGCTCTGCATATTTCTGGTCAAAGTTGCCCTCTGCAGCGTCTTTGCCAGAGATGAATGCGTTGACATCAACGGCTGTCTTGACCTTGCCCTCGCTATTGACGTAAGAACGGTGACGGATGACAACTCCGAGGAGCTTACCAACGAGCGTCTGCTCTGCGTTGTCTTTGTCCTCATAGACAAATGCCTTGGCACCCTTGCCCTGGGCAGTATTCTCAACTGCTTCTATGAGTGCCTTGTAACGTTGCTTGCCAAAGTCAGTTGTGCCTGTGAAGTAGATGCGGAAAGAGTGTCTCCAATCATTCGTAGTGTCAGCAAGATCTGCTGTGAAAAGAAATGACTTAGTCTCTGCGTTCCAGATGTCATAGACAAACTCGAGATAAGGCTTTTTCTCGTCTGTGTGGTCCTTAACACGTACAATTTTTGCAACGTATCCGCCCGGCTCAAGCATGGAAGAGCCACCGCCGTTAGATGCAACTACCTTGTCAAAATTACCGAATGCTTTCATGATTTTCTCCTTAAAAATAGTGAATTAATAAATAGGGAATTAAGCGATTGGCTTCATATCCCAATAAGAACGAATAGTGCTGTCAACCTCTTTGAGGTCATTGTCAATTACGAGTTCATCAAACATTCCCATTGGGGATTTTGCGGGCGTTGAGCCGTCTGTCTGTGTGATGAAGTGATAGCCCGTGTCGTCACGCTCTGTGATGAGAACAATTGGGAACATTCCCTCAATACAGAGCTGATTGTCGAGCATTTTGCCAATGGTCTTAGGCTTCAGCCTTCCTGCATCGTCATAGTCAGGGTGCATAAAAAAGTAAACGATTGTGTCATCGTTTGTGTTGTTGGCAGCTTCCAAGAGCTGCTCAAAATCAACTGCCATAGACGTGAACTTGTCATAGCCTTTCTCATTAGCCTTGGCAAAGCTCTGGAATGCCATGAGATAGTTTGCATCGTCGACTACATATGCCTTGAGTTTGTTCGCCTTGAGCGATTGCTTCATCTGAGCATACGTTGGATGGTCTACTTTGCTCATCTTTCCCCGGAAGGGAAGTGGCTTGCCCGCTACATTGAAAACGCCAATCTCTCCAGGCTTGAAGTTTCTGAGACTTGTTGACTTACCTGTGCCAGAGTGTCCCAGCACAAGAACTGATACTCCCATGATCTACTCCTTTCTGTTGTCATAGAGTGTGATTTTTAGACCGATTAAAAACATTGCTGAAAACCAAAAAATACCAGTTAAAATAAGTATTACTTCATGCACTTAAACCTCCTTTGAAAGGTAAAAAAATGGGTAAGTTTTCGGAGTGGCTGAGCGAGCACGTCATCGAACTTGTTTCTTTTCTTGCTGCTACTGGACTAGGTGGTGCTGCCGTTTTATCTTTCAGCACGTATATCCGTGAATTTTGGGAAAGAGACCCAATAATTACAGCGTTTTACTCGCTTCTCTGTTTATTCTTTGGTATGTGTCTAGGTGCACTCTTAAATCTTTCTAAGTATTTAATTTGGAAAAATGAAATAAAAAGGCAAGATGAAGAGCGAGACAGAAAAGAAAAACAAGCTTTAGCAGAAAAAGAAGCAAAGCGTTTAGAAAATGAAAGAATAAAAGAAGAGCAGCTACAAGAGAAAATAAAAGACGCTAGAGAGCGTATAGAAACTCTTTCGCCCATAGATAAATACGCTATAAAAGTCTTATCTGAAAAGGGTCTTGCAAGGGTTCCTTATGATTACACTACTACTCATGATGAATTCACTTATGTAGATGATCTAGTTAATGTCACTGAGACAAATTTCGATGAGAGCGTAATAACTCTTACAAATTACGGAAAATTCTGCGTAGAACATTCACAAGACATATTAGAAAAAGCTGAAAAACCAAAGACGGAAGATTAAAACTTGTATTCTTTCTCCGGATGTCCTGCTTCATGGTATTTGCCGTGCAAGCCATTTGCTCTAACGCATTCCATGAACGCTGGCATGCGTGACTCATAGACGCAGACATATTCGTGGTAGAACTCCACATACTCTGTGCCAGGAGCCGTTGTGTGCTTCATGGTTGGCTTGCGTTGATAGAAGTCCCATGCGGTCGAGTGGACCGCATGGAATTGAGCTGGCGTGTACGTGTAGAGACCAAAGCAGACCGAGTCAAAGTCGATGCGCCAGATTCTAATGAGTCGCACATCTTCTGCGTTGGGCTCAACGTACTTAGTTGGCTCTAGCTGCTTCATCTTGCTCAGCTTCTTCATCTAACGTAAAGCCAATGTTTGCTTCTTCCTTGGTTGGATAGTAGCGGGATGCATGGTTGCAGTAAGGGCATCTAATGCGCCAACCATGCTCATCGTGCTCTAGGTCAAAGGCAGTGCTGCCCCAGCCTTCATTGAGACATCGAGGGCAAAGCATTAGTACCTTCTCATGTAACAGTCTTTGAAGTGTCTCCACTCAAGGATTAAGCCAATCGCATTCGCTTTCCGTGCTGCGTCATATCCAAGAGCGATACCCTCGTCCTTTGCAACTGCCTTGATTTCCTTCATCGTCATCTTCTCAAGACGCTCTCTGTCTTCTGCTTCGGTAGTCATTAGTTTTCCTTCCTTACAAACCTGCTTGTGAGGATAAATGTGAGTGCAACCGTTCCAACTCCAGCTGCAACCGCAATAACTGCGTCATCTCCTGTTGCTGGTAAAGCTGCTTTCTTAGCCTTCTTTACCTTCTTGGTAGGTTTAGCTGGCTCTGGCTCTGGCTTAGGCTCTGGCTCGTTATCTTGTGGAGTAGGCTGTGGCTGTGGTCCTGGATTAGGCTCTGGAGTTGGCTCTGGAGTAGGTGGGGTCTCTGGCTCTGTTGGTCGATTGTCGCCATTACCGTTGCCATCAGAATCCGCTGCAACGTAAGTCCAGACACTTGAAGCTTGCTTCTCAGCCGAGTAGAGCGTGATGGAGTTCTTAATGCGTGGATTCTTGGTTGTGCGGTAAATGAGGAAGTACTGCTCACCGTTAGCCATTGCATTGTGCAGGTTCAGAGTAAAGGTAGAGCCATTGATGGTTGGCTCGTCAATCTGTACTCGATTCCAGCCGTAGGAGTTGTCGATTGCGCCGTACTCGTCCATGCGCACACGGTAGAGCTTGAATGAGCCGGGTACATAAGAGCCAGCTTCAATGCTGTCTTCCAGGATGACATTGGTAAGGTTCATCTTGTCGACGTTCAGACGGACTTTCCACTCGATTGTGTCAGCGTCTGTGTCAGCCACACCCCACTTGGCAATGACCTCGCCTGTAAGGACGTTTGGACGCTCAGTGTGGACGGTGAAGCTTGCAACTTGACCAGTAGAGGTCTGAACGATTCTCAACTCCTCATGGTCTAGTCCGTTATCCTCACCAATCCACGTTGCAAGCCAGATAGAACCCTTGATGTTGTCCTTACCTTCAACGTAGTTGGTAAAGGTAACGTGACATGTCTGAGTGAGCGGGTTAATCTCTGCAACTGCGCAAACTTCGCCGTCTGGCGTGTATAAATTGAAGCTTGAAGCTGCGCTGTCTGGGAAGCGTAAGAATGTTGGAAGCTCGATGTCGAATGAATCGCCGTTGTGCAATTCCTGTCCTGTTGCATCCCAGTTAATGTTCATGTAGAACTTTGAGTGCAAGCCTACTGAGTTGACTGGTTGCTTCTCTAGGTTGGTTACTTGGAAGCCTGTGAGCTGAACTGGTACCGTCTGAGCTTGTGCGATGCCTGGAATAAAGACTAGGCACGCAAAGACAGCAACAGCCAGCCATCGAAGAAGTTTCTTCATGGTTAAACCTTTCTATTTGGTTGTAATAAATGGGGAATTAAAATAAATCGATATTTATTGCAGTAAATCGTGGCTTCCTGCAATGAACGCTGCGAGCGTCTCAAGCGTCATTGTGACGTAAGTATCACCGAAGCTTTTCTCGCCTGTGCCTTTACGCTTGTGAACTACTACGCCAAATTCAGCGTCTGCGTTACCACGCTCTGTCTCGGCTTCTTTGAGCCATTTAGGGAGTTCCATGCGTGTGCAGTTTTTGCACTCAACAACGACCGGAAGACCTCGGAAGAACACTCCTGCGATGTCTCCTCTGTCGTGTATACCTGCCGTGGTTCTACGTTCAATGCCAGCTCCTAGACGTGAGCTAAGGTACTCTGCTACTTGACGCTCAAACGCTGTGCCTTTCTGCTTTTGTTTGCTCAATCCTGCACCACCTCTGAGTCGCTGGCTTCGATTTCTTTCTTAAAATCTGCCTTGAACTTGTCGAACAGCTGATTAGTCAGTACTGTGCCCTCGTCAACTCTATCCCATACATTTCCGTTCGGACCCATGTCTCCGCCGTGCACGATGAGGTCGTAGGCGAAACGGTCTACAACGTCACCGTCCTTGAGCGATTCAACCCATGCAACCCACACAGGATCTGGCTCGTACATCGGTTCAATCAGGTCGGCTAGACGCTCAAACATATCGCTATAATCGTGATGCTCGATGTTTGAGAAAATCTCATCTTCCAGCAAGTCTCTGAACTGCTCGGCATATTGCACACTACGACCTGAATAATCTGCGAGATTGCGCAAATTCTCTGCTATATCTCTGCGGTCTTGATATGCAACCCTACTCATTGTTATCACCTAGACGCTCTAAGTCGTTAGCGATATGAACCAATTCACGCGAAGTATACGGTGACATTTCGCTATGGTCATTTCTTAATACATCTCTAATACGTTGAGCAAGTGATTTGGCTGTTACAAGCTGTTTGTGAGTTAGGGTTTCAGCATATGCAAGTATATTCGCGGTTTTCCCGTCCACTTTCAAAATAATATTTTGGTCAGTTGACATATAACCAACTACTTCATACTTTAAGTTATCGTCATCGTATACCGTATCACCGATATGAATAACCTCGCCGTCTTTATCGACTGGCAACTCTAGCATGTTCGACGTGTCGCAAAGTTCAAGAATACGGCTTGCAAGCTCCATACGGTCTTTTTTGACCGTGGTTTCTTTAGGAACATGTTCGCCAAGAAGTCCATCATACATACCTGAGTAAAGCGTTACATATTCTGCTTTATCGTAATTTCTGAACCTCTCAGCGATTGCTGCACGTTCTTCTTTAGTTAGCATTATTTCTCCACTCTAATATTTGTGCACTTGTAAAATTTATCTGCGTCAAAATATGGCATTGAGATAATCGCTGCTTTGCTATCGTCGCTTAAGCTCTCCCACCACGCTTGACGGTCTGCTTTCTCGAGGTATAAGAACNCCGCCGGTAGTCTCGTGCTCTGGGTGTGCTGCCTTTTCGTCGTCTGTCATATACTCGCTATATTTCTAGGTAATATAGTCTGACGGTATATTGCAGAGTAAGTTATGAACTCTTGAGTTGCGGAAATCGCTAAAAGTGATGTCTGTTTGATGGTCAAAGAGGCGAATTGTAGGCTCGGTTGTATTACAGTCGCCAGAGTTACGG